ATGAGTTTTTCCGACCTTCGATCGAAAACTCTTGGCACTCTTTCGCTTCGAAACAGACCGTCGTTGAACAGGACGCATACAAACCTCCAAGGTTGGCACACTTTATGATCTCGATCACAAGTGTGCTAGGTGACACCGTCACCAACACTAAAGGGGGTGCGGCCTATCCGCAACCCCCCACCATTACAAACCACTTACAAATGCCCCCCTTGAGGGGGCATTCCATCACTTCGGCGCTCGCGACGCCGACGCTTGCAGTGCCTTCACACTGGCAAGCAATTCTTCAGAATCTTCAACAGCTTTCTTCTGTCTTTCCAATTTCGCTTCAATCGAACGAATCAATTTCGTGAAATCCATAACTCTAATCCTCAACAACTACCGGCGGAATTACCGGGACAACATCATCGACGATAACCTTCGGTTTCGCAAGTCCCAAATCACGCAAGTAATCAATATTCTCCGGATCGCTCGCAATGTTAAAGAACACCCCAGGGTCATTATCAAACTCAGCGCGGATATGCGCTGGCAATTCCATAAAGGCTCTGTCAGCTTCGGCAATAGCCAACTGCGCCGTATGGTAATCGAACACTTCCTCATAATCCCGATACTCTGGGAGTACCACGGACTGAGGCATCTGTCCAGTAATACCATAACGATGCACAATCACATTAATATCAGCATCCTCCATATCAGCTTGAACCGTCTTAGACGGATCAAGACAAACCAACGCAGCTTGAAAAGACCGTTCCTTAAAATTATACAACTTCTCGTTACCGTCCATAATACTTTTTCCTTGACAATTCTCGTTTACGTTCTTTACTCTTACGATGCGCTTTCAAACCACGCGCAATATCATTCCGATACTTATGACCTTTCGGCAGAGCCGAAATCGTCGAATGCATAAAATACCGTTTCTTTTTCATTTCGGCATAGCCCCCAAGAACGGAATAGCAATACCAAACACTTGACGCGCATATGCGGCAATTCTACCAATCCACGACGTAATCGCGTCGGCATTCACTCCACCAATATCAGCAGCTTGCGTCTGCAACTTAACAATCAGCGGCATCAATGCCTTAAACTGCTCCAGATTCGCACCTTTCAACTGCGCTTCGAGATTAGTCAACGTATAGTGAACATCATTCAAACGCGTACTAGATTTGAGATTTTCAATACGCTGATAAATCTCACCTTCAGGCGCTCCCTGCATCCGCAAATTATCCGTTTCGGCTTTGGTCTTATCGGCGGTCGCCGTATTGGCCAAAATCTGAGACTTCATCAACGCTGTCTGCGCTGAATTCATAGCAGCAACCTGCATGCGCGCGGCCGGCCCGGACAACTCGTTCTTAACCTGCGCCGGCGCGACGTGGGGTACTTCTGCGGCCCCCCCAGTCGCCAGCAGCGGGTTGATGCCCGCTGCCTTCAAATCCTCAACCCTGCGCTGGACAGCGGTATTCGACATACGCTCCTCAAAATCCTGCTGCTTCCTCTGCAACTTACGATTTAAATCGTTGGCATTGGAAGCCCCAAGATAATCCAGGCCACTACCCACGAGGCCAGTGACAGCAGAGCCAGCCGAACTACCCAAGAAATCGCCAATCTTACTGAGTATCCCCATAAGCTCACCTTAAAAGTGATCAATCAAACCGGGAACGGAATACATCGGCATCGGACGCGCGGCCTTCACATCAAAAAACAAATCGCACAGAAACTGCTGATGAATAGCAGCGGCTCCGGCCGCAACCGCACGCGTAACAACATCACGCGTAGCGTCACGAATAAATGTCTCATTCAACGTCGGACGCACAGCAAACTCCTGCGCCAGATGCCAAGCATCTAACGGGGTCGCATTAGTACTATTAAACATGTTAGTAACCATGGAAGGATGGTACCTATACTCGGCCCAACGCTCCTGATAACCCCATGCAGTAAGATCTGCTGCGCTACCATCCGCAAAAATCTCCTTATTCAGAATCGCTTGCTCTCCAAGCATCGCAAACACCGGGAAATAAAAGTCATAGCGCGTCGAACGGGACCACAATTTACGAATACCTTGCTGATACGCAAGGTCTGCTCTAACGCTAACAATCCCGAGTATATGACCATGCTCTGTAAACGCTCGCGAAAAACCATGCCCGCGCGCCAAATTAGTACCAATGCCCGCCAATGTACCCAACGGAGTTGCACCACCAGTTACTCCTGTCTGAGTCTGTTGGACGATAGGACTAATATTAATAGGTGAATAACCACCACCCAAAAACTCTGGACGCTGTAATCTCGCATCAGGAGAAACAACGCCAAAATGGGAGCGTACAATTTCAGTATATCGAGTACCGCCGCGCGCATCACGCTCCAATAACTTCTGAGTCTGAAAAGACAAACGCAACGCATTAATAGTCGTTGCAGTCACCGTCGATAAATCGGCATACAAGTTCGACGGATAAAATAGGGCGCCAATAGTCGGAGTGTTCGCAATAACACCAGTTTGGGATGCCGAACTAATACCCATCGTCTGCGTAGTACCAAACGCAGCGCCCGACACATTCAAAACATTCAACGCAGCTTGAGCACCTGTAAACAGGTTGCTAGCCTGCGTCTTCACAGTCGCATTACCAGTTAACGGCAAAGGAACGGCAGTACCCTTTTGTGCAAACGGCAGAGCCGACGTAAAATAATCATGACGCTTACCACGATACGCAATGACATAGTTCGTGGAAGGGTCCGGTCCGTCTGTCTTGAGTACGGTGAGCGGCGCCACCAAGTTCTCGTCTCTAAACCACTGATTAAAAATCAGATTATAGGCGCGCAACGGCAATGCATTAATCGAGGTCGTGTTAGCTCCGAGGTTCGGAGCGCACGGCAACCCGAGAAAATCGTATATCTCATTGCGCGCAAAACCACCCGCAGGACTCACAATCTGCGGAATCACATAGGAAATCGAATCGCCAGGGGCATTCTGCTCGCCCATAAACTTGACCCAATTATCCCAAACCAAACGATTCGGAACAAAAAAGAAAAACGATTCCAAATGCAGGTTATCCATAATCGGATAAATGGCAGTAGCCATCCGCGAAAATGCGGTCATCTGCAAATTAAACGAATCGCCCGGTAATACCTCCTGCAAATATACCGGAATCAACAGACCACAACCAAACGTCGTCTTATGCGACGTCTGCATACGAAAGGAACTACGGGGAATATCCGCCCTGGGAATCATCGCGAACTTATGCGGATTCACCGAGGGATTAGAATGCATCGGAGCGCGTGACATTTAATTAGTCTCCACATATTTAAGTGAAACATCTTTACCACGACAAATCACAGTAAGCGGAGCGGAATTTACCTGTCCGCTTCGCGTATCAAACTCACCCAACTCATACATATCAAAATCATCAGGATGCAGGTACAAATTATTATCCTGCGTCTCCCTGTTTACTTCATCAGTAAACGAACGGATCGCTACTCCAGTCGCCGGAAAAAAGATCGGCGCGCCAAATGCATCGGCAGCGCGATCCCTAACAGAAAACATCTTCATCAACGCCATTCTTATAAGCTCCTAGTTAATGTATTTAATCTGGCTTTAGCCACAATCTCACGTACAGCCAATCTATCAGGCGTACAATCTTTAGCAAACTCTATCGAGTTCACATATCTATCATACTCTTTATCGGTCGACAAATCAACCTGACGCAACCCGAGCAACTTATCATAATACTTAGGGGCAGGAAGAATCTTACCGTCGACCACACAGCCATCTCTCGCAACATAAACATCACTCCAAAACTTCTCAAACCATGGATAACCAATTCCAGGTTTCAAACTCATTCGTCCCATTTCAGGGACTACTCTAACAATCTCACCAGTAACCAAATTCACTCGCTTGTAATGTTCCTCGGCCATATCGCCAGTCTTCTTACTAATACAATATCTCGCTACATAGGCCGCAGACTGAAACGTAACATTTCCAAAACTACTCAGTCCATACGGCCATAACTTCTCTAATTCAGGCGATGCATACAACTCTTTTCCAATCTTCCGAGGACTATCAAACGTACAACCAAACAAACAAGCGTGAAAGTGAGGACGGTTCCGCTCCTCACCATATTCACCACAAGCAAAAAAGCGGACGCTGCCTTTCAGCTTCCGCAATCGCTTCATAAACAACTGGAAATCTCTATACACTAACGAAGGCTCATAATTAGCTTCGTCATACGTCAACGTGATAAAACTGTTGACTTCGTGCATTCGCGCTTCGTGGACACATCTAATCGCCCACGAGCGCGATCTAACCAAACGACAACCAATGCATCTACCACAAGGAAGCTCAAGCTTCCTACTAATACCACTAAGCTCAGAAAAAACAACTTTACCAAGGACTACAGTCCCATCCGTTGGGTCAACCCAACGGTCAAACTGCCATGCAGATAACGGATGAAAACACGCCACATTTTACAGCCTCCACCCGCCGCGCATCGGTGCCGCGGCCATATTCTTGCCATGAGTTTTTCCGACCTTCGATCGAAAACTCTTGGCACTCTTTCGCTTCGAAACA